TTTTTTGCTCATCCAAGAGAGGAAATTTCTCCAGATAATCAATGGCACCTTGAACCGCTTTTTTGACAGGCTCCTTATTTTTTATGGGCACATTGGAAGCCAATTCTTCCATGGTTTGATAAACATTAGAAGCTTGTTTTTCCAGATAAGGTAGACCTCCCTCGGCATAGCCTGGAAGTCCTTTTTTGACTTGTTCTTTGAATAAGTTTTCACTATTTTTTATTCCTTGTTGAATTTCATTCTCAACCTTGGGAGTTAAAGATGCATATTTCTTAAGAATCTTTCTATCTTCAAGAGCACTTTTCGCGAGAGTTATGTCTTTCTCGGAATATCCAGCTTTTCTTAAATCTCCAATTACCTTTTCCACTTCTTTGCTTTTAGATGTTATCGGGACATTTGTCTTAGGAGCAAACTTAAGCCCAACAATGATTTCTGCTGCTGCTTGAGCCCAAGGAGGGGCTCCTAGTTCTTCAAGAGTTTGACCAGCGATCCCAGCTGCAATTGGAGATAAAATTCCGGTTGCACCCAAAGATGCTCCTCCACCACCAATCTTGCCAATCCTTTTGGCATAACGACCAGCAACTGTTTTTGGCTCAGAAATAACACCTAGGGACTTGCCAAATGTTTCTACATCTTGAGAAGAGGGAAGACGCGAAAATCTAGGAGAAATATCATCATCAGAAAGTTCCATGAGTTCACCGGCAGAAGGCCTTTTTCCTTCTTCCAATCCCTGAAGGATATCAAACTCTCGTCTATACTTAGCTTTCTCCCCTGGAAGGATTTCTTTAGATTGCAAACCGAACAAATCAAGAATATCTCCATAGGTTCCTAGAGCTCCAATGCCAAAGCCTTGAGCGCCTTGTTTCAAAGTATCTTTTGAATACTTCTCGAACCCTCCTTCTTCTTTTCGTTTAGGAGCTGAATTGAGATAACCTAGAACTTCTTGAGGCGAATATCCTTCATGTTCAGATTGTTTTACAAATTCTCCAAAGGAAGGATCGCCCTGTAAAAGATAATTGGTTACTTCTTCATCCGAGTAACCATCCCTTTTGGCTTCTTGATAAAACTTTTGATAATCCATGGTCATTTTCCAAGTGATTGTTTTATCTCGTCGAGAGAACGGCGCCCTTCTTTCCCTTTTTCCTGTTGAACCATGGCTCTAGCCTGAGCATTAACTTGTTTTAATTGATCTTCTAATTGAGATTTCAATTTTCTATAGTTTTCTGTTGCGTATTTTTTAACTAGAACTGGGTCAGCTCCTGAACCATAGTGATCCATGGCAGCTTTAAATGTCTCATCTTTTAGATATGCAATTCTATTGCCGAGCGCCAACTGTTCTGCAATAACGCGTCTACCTTCAGGACTGTTAGCTAGCGTAGGAAAACCTTGCTTGAACTGATCTAAATCGAAGTTTGTGACCCTTCCAGGGAAGAAATCTTTGGCTCTCCTTGCCATGCGTGCAATGGTTTTAGCGTAGTCCTGAGCTTCTGGAGTAGCCAGAGCTTTAACACGCAAATCTCCCGTGTCCCAATCCACGTTCCATTTCTCTGCACCAGTAGGTAAAGCACCTGGCATTTCATTCAAGTCTTGCAAGTGTTTTACTTCTCTATATTCATCATCTAGAGCGTTCAAACGGTCAACGGCATCAGTGTAAAGAGGAATGTTTGTCTTTTCTCTATATTCATTTTGTTTTACGACATCAGCTGGAGTCATTCCAATAGGCTCAGGAAGTTCCGGAAAATCAAGAGGTAGTGCACCTAAGTTTGTACCAGGTATTTCAATGTTAGGTCTAGCTTCAGCCTTGGTTTCATTTTCGCCCCCCATTCCTTTTCCTGCCTTTGATCGACGAATAAGGTCATTTACCTGTCTAATTACGTCGCTTTGGCCTCCTGTGGGCGCGTTCTCCATTTGATTTTGCCAAATCTTTGCCGTTTCTTCCGGATAACCAGATTTAATCAGAGAATCGTACACGCTTCGACCGATTTCTCTGTTTTTCTGTATTTGCATGACCTTCAGTTGATTTTCTGGGCTGAGCTTAGCTAAGTCCTTGGCTGGTACCTTTTGGCCCTCTACAACGCGTCCTAGCACGTCTTGTTGAGCCTCATTCATAGCTTGTTGTTCAATGGCCATGCGTTGCTGAAAGATTTCTTGACCTTTTTCACCATATGGGCTCAAAACAGATCTTAACGCTTCCAATTTCTTGGATTGCGGAGCTCCTTCGAGAGCCTTGTCATGTAATACACTTTCTAAACTTCTGTTAGCAAAATATGTATTGAGTCCATTGCCAATACCTTTTCCCAGACTCATGCCAAGCATTTCAGAAAGTTTTCCTTGAGGATTTCCCGTCTCGATTACTTGAACCATTAGGTTATTCCCCCAGATTTAGGTTTGAAGAGATTGCTGATTCCGCCACCAATTCCCGCTCCTAGAGCAGCTCCGATGGGTCCACCCAAAGCAGTTCCAGCTGCTCCTAGAGCAGTCCCTAGAAAGCCTTGAGATCCAGGCACATGGTTGTAGGCAAATTGTTGATGGTTTAGCCCTGTTTGTGCCAATTGATTATATTGGCCATATTGTTGACCAGCTGCCTGACTTTGAAGTTGCGAGAAGAGTTGAGCCAGTTGAGATTGAAGACCAGAAGCTGCACCTCCAAGAGCTTGACCAAAACCACTGGAAGAAAGAGCACCAGCACCAGCAAATCTTTCGGCTATCTGAGGAAGCGTTTGCTCTTGAAATTGCTGCATATACGGCTGAGAAAATTGATCGAAAGCTTGCTGCTGATTTCCTCCAAGGAGATTGTTGTAGTACTGATTAGCAAGATCATAGCCTCCGCCTCCTTGAGACATGCCCATGGCTTGAGATAGTATGCTATTGTGTAATTGTTCTTGTCCTTGTGTTCCCGTTGGAACTTTTTTCAGTTGATCAGACCCACCGAAAAGAAAGTTGCGTCCTGTCTTTGATGCCACGGGGCTCAAAAACTTTATAATATTTCCAAAATCCATATCGTCCTCAGTTTTTTAAGTACTCCATGACCCATACGCACCATGTCAAAGCATTACCTGAATTATTTTGAATAATAATTGTATTTGTCGAGCTTTGATATCTGATATAAATAGAAGGATCATTTAAGAAATAAGAAAGGCCACCCGTATCGACGGCTCCCCCGAAACCTTGTACCGGATAGAGGTATCCTGTAATAATCATAGGCTGAGTTGTAGAAGATAAAACGATGCTCGTGCTTCCTGTGGGAATATCACCACCATTAAGCAGCACCAAATCGGCTGTTATTCTATAACCGTTCCTATTCTGTTGGGGATTCGCAGTCTGATACCATTGTTCAAAGCTAGCATTTTCTTGAAGTAGGAAAAGACCGCTTTCTTTTGTATTCATGGCATTTGCTACCCGACGAAGATAGAGTAATAGGATATTTTGAAAATCGGCATCTTCGGGATTGACATCCAAAGATATGGGTAACTGGTTAGTATTTAGGGACTGGTTGCTAGAAAGTGTCATAGTCTATATTTCCTATACGTTTAATATCAGTTGATCAGCCTGCCGCCTTCTCTAAACCAAATATTCATGGCATTCAATTCCATGGGATTTTGATGTGTAGCCAGTTGATTCATAAGATTGTCGTCATAGGTCATGCCGATGCGCAAATATTGACCAAATTGGGTACTATAGAAGCGATACCAGGCATATTCTGAACCAGGAATGTACGTTTGACCATTTACTGGAGAAGTATTCCATATACCACCTGTAGTATAAGTGCTGAATCCTGTGGAATTGGTATTATCTAAGGTAAAATTATTTGCATCTACGACAGTAATGGAATATATGGCCGAGTTAAGCTGAGTCATTCCCTGAACATTGGCAATATAAATCAAAGTCCCGGTAATGAGGCTATGTCCTGGACTCGTGATCTTACATGGATTCGCTTGCGTTGCTCCCGTAATGAAGCCACAACCTTGAGACGAGTTGATTAGCTCTTGGTTCGTATTGATAAGATTTGCTTGTTCCCCTAGGTAAGAATTGACAAAGAGCTGAATTGTTGTGGCAGTTATAGCAGGTGAGGCAATGTTAGCATCCATTTGGAAGTCGATAAAGGAGAGTTTAAACTGTTTTCCTGCACTCTGAAATGGATTAAAGTCCTTTCCTTGGATATTCATTTTAGGAAACAGTGTGACAACACCTCCTCCTAGATACGTTGCTGAAGACGTGATATGCACAGCGTTATAACTCTGAGAGGCAAAATCCCATATAGCAAGTGTTATAGTATCAGAATCCTCAACGGTTACATTATAAATAATGTTATTGATTCCTGGATCTGTACCGCTCCAAATGGTATTCTGTATATAAATGATTTCTGCGTTAGCCAAATTATGGCTCGGTATCGTTATCTGAGTAGGATTATCTGAGAAATTGACTGCTGTTATAGCCAAACTAACCGCATAGAGTGTTGTCACAGGCTCAGGTGTCTCTGCATCTGGATTCTGATATATATTGATAAATCCTTGCTGATTTCCATAGGTAATATATTCAACATATTGCTGATCATCGACATTGTCCCAGGAAACATTACTTTCCCAGAATGTAGTCAAACTGTCCCAAGTAATCCCAAATTGGAATTGAGAAGGACCGAAACATGTTATAGTATCTCGCAACTTTGCCCATGTGTTATTTCGGTAATTGAACAGAAGAACCTGATTAGGATAACTCTGATTTATAGAAAAATCAGAAGTGTCTAAATAGTTCCAATATACTAGTTCCTTTTCAAAATCTCTTATTCCATGAACAAAGTTAGGCGCATTATTTATTATCTCAAAGCTGAAAACCTGCTCAGGAATTTGCTCATCTAATCGAGTAACTCCACTGGCACCCGCTTGAATGATACCACGATCACTTACTGCCATTACTCCTTGATCAAAAACAATAGGACTAAAAGTACAGACAGACCCAAAGTCAGAAGAAATTCTTTCCCAAATAAATGGAAGTCCATATTCACCTACGTATCTTAATTGCCATGTAGAATATTCAAAAAATACTATAAGCGTATTCCTATAGTAAGCTGCGCTTACAATAGCTTCATTTGTAGGAGCATCTAGAAATCCACCTTTTCCAAATTTATCGGAACGCCACGCATTGGTCTGATCTGTCGGATCTCCTATCTGGCTAAAGGTGCATCTAGCAAAAAAGTTCTGTGCTCCCGTGTACGTATTACCTGTTACTCCCTCCCATGTATTGAGGGCGAGCAATCTACCATAATATGAGATTAAAATCAGAGCCTGCCAAAGAGTCCTTGTGGCTGTGACCAGAGGCTGCAAATCTGTCCATGTCGAATTATTGTAGTAGCGAATGGGATCGTAGGATAATGCAGCTATGTCAATGTTGTTATTCGTTTCGAAGAAATACCTTAAATCGGGAGTCGCTCCCTGATAATTGGCTGCCCAGAAGAAGTCTGTATTTGTTCCTGTCCACGTCTCGCCAGGAACTAATTCCTGAAATCCATTGACGTACTGATAAGCATACTTGGTATCAAAAAAGATAGTCGCATCGATTCCAAGTGTGGGTACATCCCTTTTCAAAATTCCCATAACAGGAAGACCTGGGTAATATTTCATTGAGGCGGTCGTTGCCGTCCCAGCAGAGGCTGTTGTTATGAGTGTTACTGAACCTGTCATGTAGTTAATTGTCCCAGAGTTTCCAGGAGTAGGGCTCGTAAGTGTTCCATTGCCTTGATCTGTAAAAGTTATAGCTCCTCCACCGCTTCCTATCACGATTACCACGCTTCCAGGAACAATCTGAGCATTGGGTTCAGGAGTAATGGAAAGAAGCGTGTAGAGATTAAAAGTCCAAGGAGAAGCAGAACTATTTCCTATTGAAACAATGGTAAAAACGCGAGATAGACGACCCATGGGAACCTCGCCATCTCTTTTCTTTGTTCTTTCGCGGAAAATATAGGCATTTTTTAGTTCAGAATAGGCTTCATTAGCAAGTAGAACCGGTTTTTTATCTTGAGTAAGACCACCGCCAGGATATCCTCCAATAAGTACTTGATGAAATCCTGATGACATTTAATTACCTATAGCAAACCAAAAAAATCCATTAATAGATGATCCACCATAACGAAAATTAAATTGAGTCTTAGAGAATAGAGTAGGGCCAGCGCTTCCTGGATAAGTTACGGCAGCGGATGAATTTGCTGTTGAACTAGGAACAGTTAGTGTCACTTGCACATTAAAACAGGCATTAGGAAAGGCTAAGGGAAACGTTATAGTTTGATTTCCAGATGAGGAAGTACTTTGTCCCCACTGGACTATCATCCCACCGGGTAAAAAAGAATAACCATCGGTCGCTGCTACAGGAGTTAAATTCACTGTTAATTGTGTTATTAGACCAGTTCCCGTTTCCCAGAAGAGGGCCGTATCTGTTACAACGGAATTTATTGACTTGGAATATAACTCACCATAGCCTGCAATGGCTCCTGGATCACTGCCTTGTGGTACACAGTGAATCACATTATGATAACCAGCGGGATTAGAACCAGGATCGCCATTATTGTTAATATGGTCAACAGCCAAGGTTTGAAATGTACCATCTAGGTTGTTTCTTATCGTTGACTTAGTTTGTCCTAGCGATGAACCATCGGGAGGATATCCTGGTGTGTATGTTGGTATAGGCATCTTTCCTCCTAGCTAACACAGACGGTTGGAATAGGCTGCACAGCCCTAGGGTCACGCAGTTTCTTCTTAGACTTTGCGCTCAATTTAGCTTTCGCTGGAGAGAGCGGTTTTTTCAATACCTTTTCTTTTCCCTTAATAACAGTCATAAAATAAATTACCCTGTGGTATGTCGGCCAACAAATGGTCCTCCGCCCAGAGGAATAGGTTTGTTTGGCAACGATTTAAGTTTTTTCTTTTTCTTATTTGCGTCTGGCATTTTCTGATTTTTACTTTTCTTATTTTTCATGCTTTTTACATGTCCTTGTGTCTATAAGGGGAATTATGAACACTCATATTGATCCAAAGCTAGATGTTTGTCCGTTGTTGCCATAATTCTCAGTCAATTGATCGGTATATAGTGTTGATATGCGCTCTTGGCCTATTTGCGCGTACGTTCTCGTCTCAATGATGTCATAGCGTTCTTTCAGCATTTTGTCGATGAACATGACTCCATCGCTATCCAATCTTTCTTCGAATATTTTCTTAGCAGCTCCAACGGCGAGGATTTCCCACCATTCGGATAGTTCGGGATTTCCAGACATGTCGGAAGCTAAAAGTGCCTGTATTGGCTGTCTATAGCACGTCAATTCTATGGTATATCCCTTATCTGGTGTGGGGCACAGTGTGAACTGATTTTGATAGAACATGATCGCCAAAGGAATGGAAAATTGCTTAGGATTATATTGAATCTGAATCGGAGTTCCCTGTGGAATAGGCTCGGCAAATGTAAGACCGGTAATTTGACCCGTCTGGTAATTAATCGTTGCATTTCCTGGCTGTGTAGGCGTTGCAGAGGCATACTGCCTGTAGTATGTCCATCCATATTCTTGGTTTCCACTGTTGCTGGTCTGGAAAATCTGAATTAAATTGCCTTGACCGTCATCGGTTACATTCTGTGTCTGACCTATGCCATTGGGACCTATAACATTGGCCGTGATGAGTATATTTTGAACTCTACTCTGAGGAAAGAAAAGATTACGATTCGCCTGTGGTCCTGGATCGTTATTAACACTGGGTATGAAAGGCGCAGCTGTTGTAAATCCATTATAAGGAGACGAATACCAAGAACCTCCTGAAGTATAAACGCCAAATCCGGTCGAATTAACTCCTATTGAGAAGTTATTATTATCTATAACTGTGATATTATAGGAGTTTCCATTGACCTGGACCATGCCCCCAACGCCATTGATTATTATAGATTCTCCTGTGACAAGTCCGTGATTAGGTGCAGTAACGACTGCATTTGTTGCGTTGGTGATATTGGTAATGGAACCAGTTTGAGCTCCGGTAGTTCCATTGCCTGTTGCGAAATTTGTATAATCTTGCCAATTGAAATTAGCCGCGTAAAAAGACCAGGGATTATGAAATAGTTTTATTTCTCTTTTCGCACAAAAACAAGGTTGATTAACCGTGATATAGAGTTCGCTATTAAATGCATAAACATCCTGACCAACATTAGTAGTGAAAGTATAAACATCTTTTAACTTTAGGGATCTGAATTTGGCTGGCAAATCGTAAGCGTAGAAACTATGCATTTGCTGCACTATATATGAATCCGTAACCTGAAAGGAGTTACTTGAGCCAGTTAGTTTACGCGTCTTAGTGACTGCGTTAGCCAATGTGGGATAAAGGGGATATGTTGGTACGAATGTGCTCATCAGATTACCGGCCTATTATCAAAAGCATCTTCTAAAGTAACCGTCGTGGTACCTTGGATAATTCCAGAACCTGCTGGAACCGCTACACAAGGTACTTGCGGATCTTCTATAGATATAAACGGATAAAAATTCGTCGTGTCTACTGCTATTGTTGCTGTATTTGGAGTAAGTGAAATTATCTGCGCCTTTTGGTTATTTAACTGAATCATTCCATTGGGCGGAGGGATACGAAAAGATATCCACTCCGCAACGGTAAAATTAGTATCATCTAAAAAGGTAACAATGGCCGGATTGGACTGCGTAATATTAGTAATGTATTGCAGATTAGGAATGAAATCAGCTCCAAAGGGAGGTCCATAGTTACTGGCTCCTCCTGGAACAACATGCGGACTTGAATTAGACGACATTATAAAACATCCATGGGAGTAAATCGCACTCTAGATACTGTTTCAAAGCTACGAGGCATTTTTTTCCCATCTGCGCTAATTTCAAGGGAATATCGTCTTATCTTTCTTTTTGTATTGTTCAAATGTTTAACGATTCCCATGGGCATATCGCAAATTTCTCCATGAATCAACTTGATGATTTGAACAGGTTCACCGGGATATTTTCGGTAGGTAAATTCATACCAGCCGCCCTGGGCATCTACGAATTCAAACATGCCTTTTCGGATTTTATCGTCTTCTTTACGCATCTTTTTAACGAGTTCATCCCTTTCTGCGGCAGGCATTGTATTCGTCATCTTTTTGTTTATTTCTCTGACTTCCATAGATTGTAAATCCTTTAATTAAAGGAGGGGCTTTTATATTCCCCTCCATTGGTTTTTTTACGCGTTAGTTACGCCGTTATTGAAATCAGCCTTAAATGCCATTACAACCATGTTTGCACTGGCAGGTCCTACCACTGACAGTCCAAGGTTCATGACATATTGAGACCGATTATCAAATGCATCCGCCAGATTTGTTCCTGGAGGCGATGCAGGAATTGTTGCACTTCCATTGAAAGGCACAACACCTGAGCCAGCAGGAATACATACCGCAGGAGAAGCTCCATTGACAAAAGCTGCCGATGTTGGATATTGGAATGCAGTAAATCCAGTCGTGTCGACATCTATGGTGATAGAAGAGACAGTTGCGGAATTAGTTACACTCAAGACCCTAGCTGCTCCGGAAGGATCGCTTGTAAATGGTCCGCTTCCTGACTTAGCTGTTAAATTGCTCAGCTGAGTCATGCCGTAAGGCGTTGGGATTTGGAAATCTACCAGTTCCCCTGGTGTGTATGGGTTTTGTCTGAAGAAGTACACGACTGCTTGAGTTGCTTGCGTGATGTAAGCAACTGGCAATGTGTTGGGCAGAAACTGACTTGGATAGACTTTTTGGTAAAAGCCAGTCGTTCCGTTTGCAACTACCAAACCAGCGCTAACAGCCGATGCGGCATAACCAAGTGTTATGCTGGCACCAGGAGAAACGGCTGTTACTTGGTAAAGGTTGGGTCCACTGATTTGATGCGCTCCAGTTATGTTAATTAACCGGACAAGATCTCCTACACTGATACCTGTAGTAGTTCCTGTTGAGACAACAAATGTTGTTCCATTAACCGCGCTAACCACAACTTTTGTAAAAGTTGGAGGATTAGTTTGGTCAATGAAAGTAAAACCACCGGAAGTTCCCGTATTGCTGGCCAAAGCATTGGTTGTCACTGTCTGATCTTCAGAGAGGTATGCTCCCGAAGCCATGCCACTAAACCATTCGGATTCGATGCTTGTTACAGCTGTGGTATCTCCCCAATTTGTTATATTTTTTACAAAAACCCAATCGGGTTTGTCTGTCATCGGAATATTTACCGCGACAGGGGTAGCTGGATTTACATAATTCCATTTTCCAATAAAGCTATATGGCAACATAAAATGACCTCCTTATATTCCTGTTGAGCGTAAATTTTGGAGCCAGAGGTCATTTGTGATGCATTGACCTTGGTAGAACGAACAACCTGCTGTATGCCGTAGCATGCAGGGATCGTTGTTGTAACCAGGAGGCAAATAGATAAAGCGAGCTTTACCACCTGCTTGCCAAACAACTTTGTATGCCTCTTTAGCTGATACGAAACAGTTAGCAATGTCATTTCCAAGCATTGAAGCATTAGGAGAGACAGAACCCTGTTCAGAAGCAAAGAAGCGGATGTTATTAGCTCCGCCAATTTCCGTAGTCAGCGTTTGGGAGATGTTCGGATATTGGAATTTCTTGATGAAACCAGTCATGTTGTACAGAACAGGAATCATGCGAGTAGTTAACATACAACCGTATGCATCGCCTATTGGTGATGTTCCGAAACGCAGTTCGGCTTCTACGATATTTGTTATGTACTCACCGCTATTGTTCTGAAGAACAGTGAAGACGTCATCCACATCTGTGATAGTCATCTCAGTGGGAATATCGCCATCAGTTCCCCCTACACAATTGATAATGGAACCAGAACTTTCCAAATTGTCTCTTTGGAGAGCGTCCTGAGTTTCTCTTAAACTTTGTCCGAGGCGAGCCGCGGCGCTATTAAGAACTGGCACACTGTTACTTTTATGACCTATTTCTAGGCGGGGAAACCTCTTCGGATCTCCCTCTCATAGTCTCCCATGAGATCAGACTATCGCATCTCCTTCCGGAGTCCACTCACTTAGTCGTTTACGGTAGATCTATATTCTACATCTATGTATACTGTAGTAAAGGAGTTATTATGGAAGAATTTAACTTTGCTTATCTCGCTGGTTACATCGACGGAGATGGGTGCTTTTACATCGATACCGTCAAAGCTAAAACAGGTTTTTATCCTGTCGTACATAGAACAGTTCTTAAATTTGCCTCGGTTGATGAATCCATTATGAAATGGCTTCAAGAATTTTTGGGCATCCATTATTGGGAAAAAGTAGTTTCTAAAAAAAGAAAACACCTCAATCGCCGAACAGTTTACGAAGCTAATGTAACTGGAGAGTGCTTGGATAAATTGCTTCCTAGCCTTCTTCCTTATTTGAGAATAAAAAAACATCATTGCGAAATCATGTTGAGAATGAGAAAGACCTATTTTCTCCCAGAAAAAGGGGTAATTAGATCCAAACTCACTGCCGAACAATTTTATGCTCGCTGCGAATGTCATCGTCTTTTATCCTCTATCAATATTCACAAACTTATAAATCCTTCCGCCCTGTCGCCCTCGTCTTATCCGTTAGGGGTTCCAAGTCAATCAGAGTAGATTTACCGAGGACACAATTCTATCCTCGTTGGTTATCGTCACTTGTCTCGTTAAAACGATATAAGTGGCGTATACGCGAACCCTGCACATTTATGCCGCGTATTCATCCCATGTGGACCACAGGTCATTATCCACGTCAACGCGGTTAAGCTGCTGAGGAGGTGGGTTGTTTTGTCCATCGTCCAAAGGCACTTCAAACAGGTCCAGTCTGTCATAACGAGACTGTCTGTCGATGAAACCTTGATTATCAGGCAATTCCACGGGTGTGGCAAATAACTGATGAATCAGGTTGTGCTCTGGAGTGGACAGTAATTTTGCGTTGTACCGCTGTTGAATTTGCGGTGGCAACGATGCGATTGATACTGTCATAGTTTTTGTTCCCTTGACCTACTAGGTCATTTCGGGAACCGAACTGGCGAGAGCTGCATATCCATGCATTTCGCGATATAAATCTTTCTTCATAGCATCAGTAAGTTTGAAAGCCTGGGCAATAGGACGCTTATCATATGCCATAGGAGACGTCACCGCCTTTTCTGACTTTATAATCGCCTTATCTACTTCCTTATCTCTCCTACTTTCATTTGCTGCCTGGGAAAGTCCCATCGCTTTGATGTATTTGTAGCTTTGAACTCCGATTTTATACGGGTCTTTCAGATCCGCTATCGTCGCCGCCAATTCTGGTTCCTTTTCTTCCAAAATTGATAAAGTTTCCGGATTGACGATCTCGGAGAAATCTGAGTACTGACGATTCAAGCGATCCATGAATTGAGTATCCTCTTGCTTCTTGAGGGCTTTTTGAACCTCTTGACGCACAAGTTCCTCGGTATTTTTGAGGGCTTTCTGAGTATTTCTCTCAGCTAGTTTCTTCACCTTACCTAAAGGAATGAACTCTTCATCACCGATCTTATCGAACTCATCTACTTCTTGTTTGGCAGCTGGCGCACTTGAAAGCTGGGCTTGCATAATGGCCATCTGATTTTCTCGAAGCTGTCTCAGTTCTCTTTCGAGTTCGGCATTCTTAAGACGCATAGCCTTCAAGTGCTGGTTTGTGACCGGTTCCTGAACTGGCTGCTGTGTCTCTTTCACTTCATTGACTTGGTTTTCAACCTGAGTTGCTATCTCTTGAACTGCGCTGTTTTGGTTTTCCATTTCAGTCATGAATTTCCTCTTTGTTCGGTGGTCGGCTAGTCCCACACATAAATTACGCCGTGACAGAAGGCTACTCCGTCTTATTTGCGCCTTACATTGACTTTGTTTAATAAAAATAATATAAGTCAAAATAAATTAAGGTTATATGATTTGCGATAATTGCAAAGTTGAAAGATTAGTTAGTGATTATATAAATAATCAGAAATTTTGTTATCGCTGTGTTTATAGGATAAAACTAACGAAATCAACGGAAAAGCGATCCAAACCAGGCATGTTTTGTCGTACTTGCGACAAGAAAATCATCCAACTTGAAGGTAATAAAAAAAGACAGAGAACGGTCTTTTGTTGCTGTGAATGTGCTGAAAAAGGCCACAAAAAACAAATCCACAACCATTGGACTAGGAAAGTTAGAACATAAGAAGGTGCTTCAAAAAAGGGAGAAGGTAAATGGAATTCGAATCGACATTTGATCCAAATAGAGAAACTGCGGGGAAAATATACCGCGATGCGCAGATTAACGGTGAAAAAGGAGTCATAATCGGAGATGTCAATCACGAAATCAAAAAAGATTTAGTAAAAGACATTAATGAAGCCATCGAAGTTGGCGAAAAAGAAATGAATGGGAAACCTTTCTACTTGGCCATATATGAAAAATATGACCTCATGCTTAAACGCGGACTTGTTCGAATACGCAAAATCACCAAATATAGACCCTATCCTGAGCAAGATAGCATGGTTTTCCATGTTTATCCGGGAGGAACGGTCTATTTTTGTTGGGAATTACCTCACAGAACACAAATGATGAACATTTTAATGAATCCCGATTTTTATGATCATGATTACATCCAAATGATTAAGCGCTGGGAAAATATCCAGTTAGAATACTTTGGTTTCAAAAAAGATGAAGAAGGTAACTGGATAGAAAACGAACTTTATCGAGGGGATTATCTTCTTGGATCTCCTCAAGTGGAAAAAAAGCCTATAATTTTACTTGCTTAGCCACGTTCCCCACCGTTTGAGATATACCATAATCTCGTACGTTTGATCTAATCCCAGTTCTTCACACCAGGCAGCATCTTTGATTATTGCCTCGTGTTCTTCTCGCCCTCGAATATTTATCCATTTTACTTCTGGCTTATTAGCTGTAGGATCGATAGCTTCTGTCATAGGTTTTCTCACAAGGTTTAAGTGCGTGTAAACGTGATTAAATTTGTAGGGACACCCGGAACCGCACACCTTTTGGAGAGTATATCTCCCAAGGCATGCGCATTCCAAGACATCCTGTCTGCAATGACTACATACAGTCGGCATCGGATTGATCCGTTAATTTTTCATGTATGGCTTCTACAATCCATTGCGTTCTATTTATCCACGGTTTCTTTTGAATTTCCTGGTCTATTTCATTTAAAATGCCGATAGGAATACGGATTAAAATATTTCTAAAGTCCGAATATCTACCTGCTTTCACCGTGGCGTGTTGCTCTACGAACATTTTTTCGGAATGTGTTATTTTTTTTTTGACAGACATATATCTCCTATACATTTTTGATATAACACAAATAGGGATAATATACGTGTCAAATATATTTAAAAAGAAAGTGAGTTAAGAACGCGATTTCTTAACCCGAATAAAGAAAGTATGCAATTACTGCTTTGGAACATGCAAGGTCAGAGTCATTTTATCTTGACGCATCTTGTTGTCTTCCAAATCGCGCGCAGTGTGTTCAGGTTCCCGACGAAAATTGAGCGAGTATTGCTCCTCCATACTAATGGGTCCCTTTTGAACTTCTACCTCATTACGCTTAGAATTTTCTCGTTTAGGCATTTTTTTCTCCTATTAAGAATATCTGCCACGATATGCTTGTTTATCGACGTCTTTGCCCATTTCGTCCTGACGTCTATCTTGTCTTTCGATATATTCCGTCGTCTTATTCTCATCTTTTTGGGAAAAAGCTTTTTCAGGTTTTTGATAGCTTTCAACAGTGGGTTTCATGTCTCCCTGTTCGTAGCCCCTTTTTGACATTTTCTCTTTCATAATGATACCTTGTTTAAACCGGTTTATTCATATTTTTATTGTCCTGCAACATTTTGGTTATTCGCAACTACTTCTTTTTCAGGATTAGCAGAAGGACTTAAGGCATTAAGTATTTCGACTTGCTGCATTAAATGATCTAAATCCATCCCCCTCAATTCTTTTAGAGCTTTTACGACGTTGAGTAAGCTAGCAGTATCTTCTTGATGAGCCCGACGTAACTTATCTTGCGCTACGGCTGAATCAGTCTGGATTTTTGCTACCCGTTCTTTTGCTAGTCCTTCTTGACTATGGGCATAAGCTACTTTAGTCATGTTGTCGACTTGCATTTGTTGCATTTGTAACTCTTCCATTTTCTGTTGCTGCTCTTGCTGCGCTTTCTGCCTAGCCATGACCTTTTCAATGATACGGTCTTTATTTTGTACTGTCATGCACTCTAGCACCTCATCGGGGGGTAGTAGATCAGGATACAGCTGCTGAAAATGAAGAATCTGAGCTAATTCTAATTGTTGTTGGGATTCCGTAAGAGCCGCTTGAACGACCTTACAGCCATATTTAAAGAATATTTTACTATCAAATTCAGCTGTAGGTTCTTCACCGATAACCTGTCGTACTTTCCCAAAAGTCCAATTTTTCTGAATGTATTCAATCTCAATATCGGCACATAGTCTCTGTGACTCATCAGCCTGATCAAATAGTCTTTGTAAGTTCCTAGCGGTTGCCGCCTGCCGCATCATGGTTATGATGCCAGCCTTATCGTCGATATCCATGCCCATAGCGCTAGGATCAATACCGGCGATATTGAAGAAGATGCCCTTTAGCATCTCTTCCATTTGCAGCATGACCGGAGAAGGAGGGACAATAGGCATTGCCTGAACATCATCCATTTGAAATTCTGGGTCGATTGAGAGGACTCGCCCATGCCCTGAATTTAGAGCATCTTCCGGAGTGACCAAGGCGCCTTTCTTGACCTTCAATCCCTGCTGCTGAGCATCAAGTATTTCCAAGTTGGAAACCTTGAGGCGGTTTAAAAGATACTGACAATCGCGAAGCATTGTCATAGGTGAATTGAATTTATACGCGTAGTAGGGCGTGTCTGCTGTGAAGAAAGCCAGCATAGGCACGACAGGGTAACGATCCATGCCATATGGGTTCGGCTCATCGACAATGACTCTATCGTTTAATATAATACTTCTACGCACCGTAGGTACTTGCTTCTTGAGGGTAGCTAGTTTTCCCTTGAAAGCCATCATGATTTCTTTAAGCTGATCTTTAGTCCCCTGAAATTCTTGACATTCCTCTGTCTTCTTATCGACTAGAAACGTAGCTTCTCTACTTGTTAGATACCAGTACTCGTCGAAAGCAATGAGGTTCGGGAATTGGATTTGATAAACTTCTGGCATGTAGTAAAATTTGTCATCGCGATATGTGCCTTTAGGAAGAGATAGGATTTCATCTCCAAATTGCGGATACATAAGGGCAGCTTCTTGAGCATCGAAAAAGGTTCTTACCCACCAGAAACGGGCATCGCTCATGTCGTGCTTGCGGAAATATGGATCAAAAAGGCACGATTTCATGTCAATATAGCGCCATCGTGGATCTGGGCTTAAGGGATCTTTTGTACTATCCCCATACATGTACATGAATCCTAGACCCTGGATTATGGCTCCTAGCTGAAATGCATCACTGAATGTGGTATGAAAGCCCTCTTTGTGATTGTGATAGAGGCATTTTGTAAGCTGATCCGCCGTCTTTTGCGTGCCATTACGGACTGGTATAACTGCTGAACTTTTGCGAGTTTGCCTTTGCTGGCCAGATATCGCTTCTGATATGGGATTCATAATGTTAAAATTCCATATCTTGCGTCTATATGTCGCAACACCAGGGAAAATTAGTCCCCAGACTTCTTGATCATTAATAGTAAATCTTTGATTTAAGTCTGCTTGATACCATTGTGTTTGTAATATATTAATGCTATCCGAATAGTTCTTCTCCATGCCCTGGCGAAGGGATAGGTTTAATGAATCTTCTGGCCAAAAAATGGGATCGCTGTTCCTCAAACTAAAATTCCCTCTCTATTTTCTAGGACAAAATTACGTTAGATCTTTATTAAGTTCATGCTGTAAGATAAAATTTATTATAGGCAAGGAACTAAATCATGGAATTACCTGACATTTCACAGGATGACTTAATGGATGTCTTAGAAATGACAAGGAAAATGGAAGAGTATATTTCTACCGTGCTATCAGATAATGACCGCCAACTGTCTATATCTGCACTAATGAGCGCGAGCATAAATTGCATGCTAGAGAACTGCAAAACTCTTGATGAAGTTATATTCTATAGAAATATTTTTATTCAAATACTAGATAATTCAATTAGACATATTCAAATTAAAGGCCACGAGACGACTTCTTAATACTTTTATTCCAAAACATCGCCAGACCATATATTTAGTAACGTTTGTAAAAGAGATTTGGCGGCATCTTCGTCTACTAAATCTACCGGTTGTGTTTTAGCATGGAAATCAAAATAAAGTGTCTTTCCCTCACGGCGAATGATAGAAACATGATCCAGATTTACAGCAATGGGATTTTCACTTGTAAAAAGAACAATGTTTCTTTTTGAATTTTTTATCTGCTTTGTTAATTCAACTTGATCAACTTTTGATGATTCTACTACTTCTCGTTCTATTGTCATTTTTAATCCTCTTTCATTTATTCATTACCTTATCTACGCATTTGATCTATCACTAAATCCGATCGTTCCTTGTCCCATGCCGCTCTAAATGCCCTGTGATCCAAAGGACTTATCCCGCTTTTAGGTTCCCACAAGGGACACTCGCATCTACGCTTGCAGTTCTTACAAAAGCCATAAATAGTAAAATGTTTTGGATCACAGTAAGGACACCAAGCCATTATGCTTTAATCCATTTCTGTCCATTTTCATCAATGAAATGATCTAATTGCTTCCGATCTATGTTGAAAGTATACATTGGTTTTCCGGTGCCTTCGCAGTAAGTAAAAGAGCATGGAAATTCCGATTTTTCCTCAGTGGTCTCTTCCATTAGTGTTTTGATCTTTCTATATAGTTTTCTTTTCTGGTTGATTGGTTCCATTTCATATTTCCTTATTTGACATTATTTTCCTTGTTTTCCGGCTTCATAGGAATATGCATCCAATGAGTCACGTCATCTAAACGTGTGGCACTTCTAGAATACGCTAGGGAGACACAATAAACCGGATCTTCCTCGGGCTGCGTTGACTCATTCCATCCCACAACAATTCGATCGTCTGCATATAGAAGAACATCCACACAGGCTATAGGAGGTTGTTTTATTGCATCAAACCATATGTGACGAACTCCAATGGTATAATCGTCTACCATGTAAGTTTCATAACCGTCTATTGCATGAATAGATAGGCGTTTATTTGGTAATGTTTCCATTTTCCTCTTATTATATTCATACTGTTGTTCTTGAAATTCTCGATCACTAAGCCCCAGCATATTGTCATCCGCCGTAATACCTATTTACTGCCTTTAAATCATTGTCTGCGCTGCCACTATCTTTGCGTTCCAGGCCTTTAAGACCTACTGCCAAGTAACGAAAGGCATCAGCCGCGTGAGAATGTTCATCATGCAATGGTGTATTTTTGTAGCATCCCAGTCTATCATCCCATCCCTTTTTGTATGCTTCTAAATGCTTAAACCCAACGATCGTCTTTTCCTCATCAAAGACACAACGCGACAGGATACTTCTAACTGTTTGGATACCTTCAAGTTTATCGCATTCTTTAAGGTCCAAGACGATGAATTTTCCATCGAGCACGGGTGTAACGTAGTCGAGATACTGCGTCTTAGAGCCGATATCTCTTTTTCTAGCATCATGCGGAAAGATATGCCTTCCAAAGCGGTATTTTTGTTTATTAAGCCAATCACAATAATGCGCTGCTCCTTCATCCCAGTTTTCATAATAGTTTATAATTGAAACTTGTCCCCCGCGCCCCACTTGAAAACACCATATACTTGTAAAATCGTCCAAGCCAATATCCCATGCTGTATGCACATGAAAAGCGTCGTCATAAGGCACGCGACATAGAGACCCTGTCGATCTGAGTTTAGCGAGTTGCATTCCGTAGTAAAGACCTTCATTAGCACTCTCGAATGCTTCCTTTGGCGTTGAGGGGTATTCTTGCTTTATAGAATCGCCGAGCATGCGTTGCTTCATTTCATACCATCGGCGTTGTTCTTCGTCAATTTTTCTTTGCCTTTCTAATTCGATCTTATCGAGATATTCTTGCGTCTCTTTGCTCACTGTGATTGCCTCGGATGCTTCTCTATATCCTGGTTCTTCATACCATGGAAAGAAGAAAAATCTTTGCTGCATTGGAGACAAAGGGGCATCCAGCAACCACAGAGACTCTGCATCTTTGCTGAACTCGTAGAAGTATCCTTCTCGTCCTTCAGCTGTAGATTCGATTGCAATGACCTGATCAGTGGAGACCGTATTAAGACTTCCCGTAACGATTTCCTTTGCAACATCGGGCGACTTTGCACATATTTTTCCAAATTCAGAAACCAAAAGCCGTTGATACGTTCCACTCCGGAATCCTGTACTAACTCGATAACTTGACCCATTCTGAAAAGCAAGCTCACCAGACCTGTCGTTAGTGGCACTGTTGAAAGTCCTTGTCCATTGTGGCATTCTGTCGTAGGCATATTTGACCTTTTTTTTGAAGATATCTTCGGCATCTTCTTTCCTATGTGCTATAATTCCTGCATGAGTATTACCATGCCAGAAGCAATCATCCAAGAAATTAATTGAAAAGTACGTTGTGACACCGAGCTGCCGAGCCTTAAGGACTAGCATTTGGTGCCATTCTTTGTGATAGAGCTCCTGTTGAGCCCAATTGAGATTGAAGAGGACTTCATCCCCGGACTTATTAGTTATGTAGTAGAGATGCGTTAGACGCCAGAGCTTGTCGCTCAATTCTTCTTGCGTTGGAATATATTCATGCAGCATTTACTTATGAAGCTTTTTGAGGGTTTCGGCTAAATGCGCTCTCTTAGCTGTAGTCGGATTCTTACTGTGCTCTGCTTTCTTAAGCTTTGCAGCAGGAATCTTTTCTCCTTTTTTCACATGCAAAGTTTCCCTAAGGGCACCAGGATGTTTAATTGCTTTCTGTATCCATTTCTTAGCCATTGGTCACCTCATTGAATAATAGATAGGCATGACAGTCGCTATCATTCTCTTCGATATTGGAGAATTTTAAGTCTACAAGAATTAAATCTTCCTCGTTTCTCGATTCTATTTCATTTGCGATCTTATCAACAAGATCGTTAACGTGGTAGCAAGTCAAATGCACAAATTGTTGTTTCATGAATTCGCCTACCTGTGCATCTTTTTGCGCTTCTTAGCGGGTCTGGCTCTTTTGCCATGGTAAACTTCTTTTAATGCCTTGGCATAAGCTTTAAAAAAATCTTGAGCGTATTTAGGTAGTGGTTCTATGCATATAACATTTTCGTCTATAATTACAGATGTTCCAAACCATTTACTCATTTCAAAGTCCTTTTGTTCCTTTGGACTTCTTCGAGGACTTTGAGCCTTTCTGTCTCAATGGCTCTAGCTTCCCCTTTAAGGGCGGCAGCTTTGCGAAGCTCTTTATCATTTTCGTCGCTATCTTCTTGCTCTCTAAGCTCTGGGTCATATAGCCTCAAGTACCTCTGTGCTATTGAATGATTAATGGTTCCGTCTATCCATTTCTCTCCTAAAAACGCCTGCGCTGCCTCATAATATGGTCGAAATTCCTCAGTATCTAGCATGCGTTTCCACTGCTTACGGATGAAGAAATGTTTCCTCGCATACCATTCGCACCAACGACAGCGCAACTCACCCTTTTTCTTCTCTGACGCCCAGGCTAAAAGATCTTCTCCTAAGGCAATAAGTTCTTGCTTTTCTGGAACTGAAGTTCTTGGCCTACCAGCAACCATTATCGCATCTCCATATGTATCTTAACCTGCACAGATTCCGGCTCACCTTCAAAGCTCTTCTTCGCCTCTTCTATGCACGCAAGTATTACGGGGTCATCATCCGAAACTGAGTATTGCTTATAGATCACAAAATTGTGTCTATACGTTCTCTCGCTATCTTTTAGTATAACAGTAAGTTTGCTCATGAATTCAAAATGTATAATAAAAAACTTTATAGTCAAAAGCTTTTTTAATTTTCTTTTCTTGTGTGAAAATGAACGCATGTGTCATACTGTTCAATATAACATCAAAAAGATCAAAGAAAGGAGATAGAAAATGAAAAATCAAGACTCTAACAGAAAATATATCATGTACGTAGATGGCATCGCAGTGGGCAAATATAGAATATTAAAAAATGGTTCCTTCTTTCGTCACCGAAATTGGCGTTCGTTTGAATCCTGCACTAAACTAGCACGCTCTTTCGTTGCTGATTCGCGGGAAGTGTTAATTATGGAATTGAACAAAGCTGGTGGAATTGTTAGTTCATGGGAATATGACAAGAAGGGCAACTACGTATTTGATTGCAATGAAAAACTAATCTAAAGGAGACGGAAAATGAAAGAAACAGTGAATATCAGCAACATTCTAAAAGATCCCAAAAATGAAAAGGTTCTACAACTGAGCGAGGAGACTTTTGACATTATGCTATCGACTGTATGGAAACGCATCAAGGCCCGAACCAATGGAAAAGACGACTGGGGTTCGCATTGGAAGCTAGTCGTGATCCCACCAGGGCATAGCATCATGAGCCACAAAGCTCTGAACACTTGTTTACCTGTTTTTGAAGGCGACTATCTCGCAGTCTAATAAAGGAAACTCATTCTATTTTAGCTAGTATGCTACTCTCATCGATTACGAGAAACTTATCACTCTCGTAGTCGATTTCAACACCATAATGTTTCTCTAGATAGATGACATTTCCAGCCTCAACCTTGGTAACTTCATCCCCAATGGCAATTACTGTAAATTGCGTAGGCTTCTGATTGGTAATTAGCAAACTTCCCTGTTTGACTTCCACGGGCTTAATGAGTAGGCGTTTTCCCACTGGTGTTAGCATCATTGAACATTCCTCGTTTACCTTTTCCTGCCAAGAGAAATACCTTGACTGCATGAAATCTATTATATTATCGCATTTGTCATTAATTTCCTGCAATGGATCAACGACGGGACAACCTGTAAATATTTGTCCACAATTTCCCGTTTGTTTTTCCATAAATGGCCTGCTTTTAACAAAAATTAATTTATTGTTGAGAATAAAATCAAGAGTAAAATATCATTCTGCCGAATATATCATAAGGTAATTGCTCTATGTCCTTAGCATGTCAATTAGAATTTTTCTCTCCAGAAAAGACAGACATGGATTTTCTACGAGATGAAGTTAAAGAAGTAAAAGAGAGTAGTGAAAAAGTGCGCAAAAGCCTTTTCGCAAGGCACGGCGACTTAGCACGCAAATACTCTGAACTCCATGAACGCATGCAAATTATAGAGCGCAATATATGCCGTAGTTAAACTACCATAAAATTTCTATTCTTATTCCATAGGCATCACTCTTGACCTGATCACAGGTTATGCTTATTCTCTTATCGCTGTCAGCTCGTCCCGCGACGTAGTTTCCGGTGATTATTGCGCATACCGCATCCACGATATATTTAAAACTAACCGGCAAATTGTCAAAGGCGTCAAGTTCGTCAGGAGCAAATCTTGTCAGCATGATGGTGCACGGCAGCCGAACCTTTCCCTTCAAGGGATTTAGCCCTAGAGCTACAAGACGCTTCTGCTCCTTGTGCCTCCCATGCTTCACTTGCCAGGGCTCAAAACAATTTGCCTCGCTAACCGTGCGTATTGGCAAGTCCAGCACTAGCTTTCTCTCGTGAATCTCTGTCTTGCCACTTATTAGGCTGTATTTTCGAGTCTTTTTCTTAATGGCTATGTCCGTATTCCTCTTACCCCGATAGGTCTTTCTATATACCTTAGAACGCGAAATAGGCCCATTGTGGTTTCCAATTTCAACTTCAAAAAGGCACTTCGTCGTCGCTTTTACTATTTTGCGCAACATTACCCCCCTGGTATCCAGACGTACTTACATTTTTTTCCCACGCTCGGCTTTCGAGAAAGTGTTTAATATCCTCCTGCAAAAAGTTGCTATCCTGCGAATACGATCTCAAATATTTCTTTTCACCGTTTTGCTTCACGGCTGCGCTTATGACATCCCAAAACATGCCGCCATTCTGCATTTTTTTTCTCACATAAGTCACTCTATGCTTTTTCTCTATGCACAAAACAACACTTTCCTTCGTGTATTCGTCCTCTGGGTAACTCTCGTGACTAACAAAATCAAAACTGCTCATAAGTATTCTCCTCCTCTTATTTTTTGTTTAAGCGATATGCTTCAACAATTCAACAAATTTTCCCCTTCACCCTCAAATCTGGGCCTAAAAATTCTACTACCTGAAATTCCTGAAATCTCGAGGCTATTGCATCGTTCATGTGGTGGCTTATTTGTTCAAAAGTCAGATTCGTCGAAATCATGGTCGGTAACAAATTGGCATACCGCAAGTTCAAGACTTCGAAATATTGCCTTTTAGCTCGTGGAGAATCAATTTCTCTTCCAAAATCGTCAATGAAAAGCAAGTCCTCGGAGCCAATTTGTCCGATTTTGAATTTATCCCCTGTTTCTGCTCTAGAGGCCTCTAGCAAAAGAGAGTCCAATTCCGGACTCGTGTAATACCTGGGCCAGATGCGATGCGGGCTCCTGCGAAACATTTCGCGAATCATGGCAAAGGCGAACTGAGTTTTGCCTCTGCCCACATCGCCGAGAAGTATCACAGATTCGGGTTTTGCCCCCCATACCTTGGCATATTCGTGAAAGCTCGAAGGTTGCTTCTCGCAATGCTCTAGAGTCACGTGAGAGAATTTCTTAGGAGCGCATTTGTCAAAAAAGAATTTTTCATTCATTCCCCCCTCCTTCAACGACTGATCCTTCATTGCCCCCTCGAAGCACTCTGCTGGGCTGGAATTTCGCCGTGGAGGGTTGAGTATTCCCGATAGGTTTGCTCCCTGGAGAAGTTTTGAAATGTTTTTCATTGGCGTTCTTCTCCTGATTTTCTAGATCTTTTTTGACTCGACTAACTACCCAGCCACCCTGCTTCATCGTGTGAAAATCTGAGTCGTACTTCTTCCCCGAGCTTCCCTTGTAGGAATCCAATGCGTCTAGCATGAGATTTAGAAACTCCTGGCCATTCTTGGCTAAGAGAGAGTCGTATTCGACTTGAGTAAGTTCAACGAATTCCCTAAATTTAATTTTTGACAAAATGGGCAAAGGAGGGGTTTGGGGTAGTACTTCTTTTTCCTTCTTCTTCTTTCTTATTCTATCTTGTTTATGGTTGGTCGTTGGTTGGTCGTTGGTTGGTCGTTGGTTGGATCGGTGGTTATCGTCATCAGAATTTATATCCCAAATACTTGTATCTGATAGGTTTACAAGCATTCCGGTGATGGTTACTTTGATGGTTGATTTTCTATCAAGTAATAATTTTTTACCGTTTGAGACGATTTTTATATATCCAAATTCGACAAGTTTTTCGATCGCTGTTCGGAAGTTTTGGCGAGTCATTCCAGGTTCAAAATCGGTGCTACTAATTAAGGCATCTCCGATAATCAATCCATCGAGATGACCGTTATTTCGGCGCGCTCTACGAGCAATAAAATATAGAAGGATGAAAGCATTGGGATATTTTGTGGCAAGCCAGTCTCCTGGATGGTTTTTTTCATCTTCTGTATTCAGTTTGAGAAATCTTTCAGACATAACACTCCATAAAAGTATTGCATGCTTTGGCATGGAGTGTTAGAATAGGATCATCTTTACCGATCCTATTTGTTTGTCTCCATGACAAGCGAAAAAAGCCTCGACATCCAATCGAGGCTTTTTTTTTCACTACGTTAACACATTCCTTTTCTGTGATGCAATAATGTTTTACATTACTCATTAACATGCGGTCCTTGCATGTCAATCTGAAATTTATCATCACATTCTATGAAGTGAATCAAATTCAGAAACATCAAGGGCGCCAGTAAATTCCTAAACATCGTTGGTGATATAAGGTAGTCCTTTCGAACATCTATTTTGCACGTAACGAGGTTCATGTGCTCACCTTTATTTTTCCAGATTTGCGCATAAAGAAGAGCCGATTTTGGGCAACTTTTTAAGACTCGAGTAAAATATCTAAACGGAGGAAACTCATTGTAATCTTTCATGTGTCCTTTTCCTCCAATTTCCTCTTCCAAAGAACGACTTCATCATCGGATTTCAATCGTAATCCGTGCCATTTGGTTCCATTAACCCAGCCTGGAATCGTCCTCTCTCTTTTTAGTCTCATGTAAACTAGATCAAAATCCTCTGGAAGGCATTTTTTAGCATCTGCCCATCCGTCCAGGTCATAATCAACGTCTTGATATGTATAAAAAACGGCTTTTTGCCTTGTTTGGCCAATGTGAACATATTCTTTGACACTACCTACCTTCATCATAGGAGTCTTGGTAAGTGAAGAAGAAGATATAGATGATGATGATGATTGTGTTTTTTCCAAAAGTTTCTCTCCTCAATAAAAAATAAAATTTGTTGTTTTTTTATCGAGGAAAAAGTAGTCTTGTCCGCAGAAATGACAGTTTTCCTCGAATTTTTTGTCGTTTGCAGACCTACGAGTTAAATTGGCGTTTTGATGATAATCTAGTCTTTAAGTGCGGCTAATTGGCGTTGGTCGCACTCGTTTTCATAATATTTGCAAAAATTATTTGCAAAGACATTTATTTATAGAGTATTTTCCCTTTTGAGCGTTTCACTCAATGAGGGGAGCTATGTATGAAAAAAGTTTTCCACGAAATCGGACAGGCATTAAAATGTATGCCCGGCTTTCGTTACTTTTTGATTCGTTTGGTTATAGTCTTGGTGATGCTTTTTTTTTCCTTTTGGCTCTCGTCTACCCAGTCATAGAGTGTGATGGCGCCATTGGTGTACTTTTCAATCTCATAGGCCACTTTCAAGCTTGGCATATGCCCTTTTCTGAGAATGTCATGCAGAGTAGAAGTGCTGATTCCGAGTTTGTCGGCTACTCCACGCTGTTTTTTATCATTGTTCCTCACCCATTCTGCAAATTTGTTCAACTTATACCTCTTTTATGGTTCTTTTTATGGACTAAAATCCGGCATTCCGATACATTTGTCAGCATAACAAAAAAAACAGTTAACGGCAACCCGTTTCATTTTTTTTCGAGGGACAGCCAAAAACAATTGACTTTCATAACACAACATGTAACAATGTCAACATATGTAGCACAAAACTAAAATAGGAGACTAGACTATGAATCATCAGCAAGTAATACAAGAAGCTATCGCCAATATAGCTTCTACATCACAAGCTATAGAAAAATATTGCAATGATCCTAACAGCACTTGCAGTCCTTACGCTGCCAGTTTACTAGAGCGCATGTCTTGGGAATTACATAAGCAGGCTGAAGAACTGGAAGAGATAAACTATCTCTATGTATCGTAGTCATGAGCACCGCATATTGGTCCCAATGGGATCACGAAGAGATCATGTCGATGCAGGGCATAGAATTGAGTGACTATCATGAAGAAAATACCGATCATAATAATGATAGGGAGGCCGAGGAGGATAAATGTTTTTCCTCCTCGGACTGTATGGAAACATTGGGTCTTTCTTGGAAAGATTTCATGTAACGATTTTATGACGCCAAATATCATCAAAACAAAAATTTAAATGAAGGAAAATTATCACATGGCACATTCAGAAGTAATAAACGAGTTAGCTGCCGCCCTGTCTAAGGCTCAAGGAGAAATGCAAGCAGCCATTAAGGACAAGATAAATCCCTTCTTCAAGAGCTCCTATGCGGATTTAGGAAGCGTTTGGGATGCTGCACGCCCAGTTCTCAGCAAACATGGTCTTTGCGTCATGCAGACAACGGAAATGGTTGCCGATGGCACTAAAATTGTCATGGTAACAACGCTTGCTCATACGTCCGGTCAGTGGATGAAGTCATACTTACCACTGAATCCAGCTAAAAACGATAGCCAGGGCATAGGAGCCGCTATTACCTACCTACGCAGGTATTCACTCTCTGCCATTGTAGGAGTCGTTTGTGACGATGATGACGATGGAGAAACGGCCGTTGGTCGTGGTAAAACACAGGAGAATAAACAAAATTCTAAAGAAGAAAAATCATCTTTAGATTTTTCTTCTCCACATGAAAAAGTCGGAAACAAAGAAGTAATTGCCTTAGGCACCTTAATCCAAAAATTAGATGAAGAGAGTAGCAAAAACTTTCTCGAGTGGATCAAGAAGAGCTTCAATGCGACCAACCTTCAGGATATTCCTATGTTTTGCTTCGAAAAATGCATGATTTCTCTTAATGCTAAAATTAAATACCTGAATGACAAAAACAAAGAAAATTCCATAGCGGTGGCATAATGAAGATAATTAAAGTAGAACAAGGATCACAAGAATGGCTGTCTTGGAGAAAGACAGTCATTACAGCAACCGATGCCTCAATAATCATGGGAAATAATCCCTGGGAAACGCCGTACAAATGCTGGCAAAGAAAGCTGGGACTTATTGAGGAAAAGGCGTCTAACGAAGCCATGGAAAGAGGTAAAAGATTAGAACCCGAAGCGAGATCCCTCTTTATCGAAACTCATGGCATTGACATGGTTCCCGTTGTTGTAGAAAGTACGGAATTTGACTTTCTAGGAGCTTCTCTCGATGGTATTTCTTCTTCAGGAAATCACATTTTGGAAGTCAAATGCGGAGGATCTAAACTTCATGACACGGCCTCTCGAGGTGAAATTCCCGCATATTATCGTGACCAAATGCAGCATCAATTGCTTGTCACTGGGGCAGAGAAGTGTTTTTATTACAGCTACAATGGTTCCGATGGCATATGCATAGAAGTTTTACCTGATCCAGAATACAAGGTCAATTTCATGCCAAAGGCTCGCGAATTCTGGCGCTGTGTAGCTTTAGGGGATTCGCCCCCTTTGCAGGATAAAGACTACGAGGACATGTCGCATAATGAATCATGGAAAGTGCTTGCAGAAAGATACAAGGATATATGCGCTCAAATAGACTGTCTAGAAGAGCTAAAAGCAGACTATCGAAAAGGCCTTCTTTCCCTCTGTGGCGATAGAAATTGTCTAGCACATGGTGTGCGCGTGCTAAAAACCATTACTCGCGGTCGTATTGATTACGATGCTATTCCAGAGATAAAAAGTATCGATCTAGATAAGTATCGAAAACAATCAACGGCGATATGGAAAGTATTCGTTGCCTAGAGAAAAAAAAGGCCGTGAAGATTGGCTCTGATTAACAGTGCTTGTTATTCATGGCTTTTTTCATGCCTTTTTTTTCATGCATCTTGTCATTCTTTTTGTCTTTTTTGACAAGTTTGTCCATGCCTTTATCTATAGCTTTCTTTTCTTTTTTGATTTCTTTGTCCATAATGATTATTTTTCCTTTTTCATCTTATTATGATGCATAGCTGTTTTCATCATTTGATGTGCATGTTTTTTTGCTTCTTTAAGATGATGGTCGTGCATTTTTTTATGATGCATGTGGCTATCTTTTCCACCTTTTGCTTCATCTTTTTCTGTTAATTTATTCTTCATGATTTCTTTCCTTTTCTTGGGATTTTAGCTCCGGCTTTTCGCGCTACGTTTAGTGCAATAGCCACTGCTTGTTTTTGCGGCTTCCCCGCTTCTTTTTCTGCCTTTATATTTTCACCTATGGCTTTTTTCGAGCCGCTCTTATTTAGGGGCATCTTGAACCTCTGCAGCAGTTATTGGTACTATTACTTCTTTGTGGCTTTGGAGCAATGAACATATAGCATCAATAGCTTCGTTCTTCGCCGCCCCTTCTTTCATATATTGCACGTGAACGATGTTAACAATATTAGCTACTTGTTGCAAAATACCAGCTGTATGTGTGTATTCTAATCCTTCTTTGAAAAGATCTTTTAATCTATCTAGCATGCGAAATCAATCCTTTATTGCTTATTTTCTTTTTTCTCTTCTTGTATGGGTATTAATCGAATATCAATACCTTCTTTTTTCTTTATCACTTCTTCGCCTAATTCTTCAATAGCATTTGAACCTTTATTTGTCATGCATGATGATAAAAATATAACTACTGTCACTATAGAAAATATACCTACAAATGTCATATCTTTTCCTTTGATTAAATAAATTTACATGCTAACACGTGAGGAGAAATTATGAAGATAGGAATTTTATGCACATTTTTGGTTACATACATTATGGCTCTTATGGCAGAGAGGCCCGAGGATGAATTTAAAGAACAAGATCGCATTTTTAAGCATTGTCAAAAAATATTTAAAGCTGATAAACATGAGCAAAATCTTTTGGAAATTATGCAAAAAGAAACTAGCACTCGGTATCTTTCTAGAAGAGACAAATTCAAAAAACAGAATAAAGAGAGACAGCATGTTCTTGAAGAAGATGATGATGATGATGATGAAGATTCTACTAGTCCTTTTCCTACCAGTTAATATTTTGTATGCCTCTTCGGATGAAAGATCAATAGATCATAGAGACCAAGATAGAAGATATAATGATTGCCAAAGAGAAACGGGAGCTAGAGAATATGAAAGACATGCTCCAAGAGAATCTTGGACCCCAGAGCCGGGAGTAAATTATGATACAAAATCAGAAGCAAGAGAAGAAAGAGGAACCTGCGGGCCTCCAGATAGAGATAAGTAATTATTATGTTCGAACAATTATATGAGTTTTTATGGAATCTGATTCTGTGCATAGTACTATCCATGGGCATTGGAATAACTATGACTATTAGCCTCTATGGAATTTTGGAAGCTCTTGGGGTCGATCACAACAACAAAAAACTAGGAAAAATAGCATGTTGGACATACGTCAGTTTATTTGTTTTTGGTTTGTGTATGCTTGCGCATGTGCTTGGGGAATAAGTCCACAATCTCATGTGCCGTACCTTCACAGAACTGACTCCAGTGTTAATCAATTCCTCGATTTGAAGGACCGCATGGAGGCTGAAACTGATCTTCAAACCATGGTTGATCTATTGAAGGAATTAAAAATTCTGTGCGACACCGAAGGTCTTCAATTTGCGAATTTAACCGTGTTTTTAACCGCTATCAGAGAAAAGTTGACTCAAGGCAGCTTGGACATAGATGACGAGACGTTTGAATGGGTATACGACGAATTCTTGGCATTCTAGGATTTCGAGGGTTTTTTCTGGGACCCCGCAAAGGATAAAATAGATCATCCCACTGCGCAAGCTTGAGTGGTTATTGACCCGACCACTATAGTTCCTGTTGTGTTAACCAGCATGTAGTAACCTGCTGGAACGAAGGCGCTGAAGGAGATCGTTTCTGCCACAGAAAAAGAAGCTACTATCGTGTTAGTAGTAGGCGTGCTAGTTGATCCGACCCCCATGACAATCGTAGCTCCCGTTGCGGATGTGATGGCCATACTAACGTTGACCAGAATGGCGTAATTGGCGGTATTTTGACGTCCCGTACCGACTACTAAAGAGCCGAATGTACTAGTTGCTGTGGCTGATGCAATGGCTCGAGTAGATACGAGTTGACCATCGGAAGTATCGCAATAAGTTAGAGCTGGAGTAGGTGAACCTGCTGAATAAGTCGCACTCTCAATGCCCGCAATGTAACATTTATTTTGCTGTCCGGTTCCAGTTCCTTGCGTACCAATTCTTATGATGCTAGACTCTCCGACAGTTCCAGAATTTCCGATGACAATATTATTTGATTCAGAAGAAGTATAAGCAGTGCCACCATTAGTGTTACTTATACCAATAGCGATATTATTACTTCCGCTTGTCAATGAAGCCAAAGAATATTGTCCCAAAGCCGTATTGTGACCTCCAGAATTAACAGTCGATAATGAAGCGTAACCACATCCTGTATTATTTGATGCGAGTGTAAATGCTTGTCCGGCGTTATTTCCAATGAGTACGTTACGAATACCTTGAAAGTTACTAGTAGATGCGGCTAAAAGTCCAATTGCAACATTATTTACAGATCCGTTTGCACCATTTAATGCTTGATATCCAATACCTATATTATTGGTATCCCCTCCAGCGGCAGCAAAAGCTTGATATCCCAACATCACATTACCTGTGCCAGTTATAGACCCATTCCCTGCCCCAGTTCCTATTATTGTATTGAAATTAGCATCAGTAACATTTAGATCCACAGTGGCCCCAGAAGCAGAAAAATTCACCGATGAACCGCTATTTGAATTGGCATTCAAAGTGACTGTTGATCCAGTGGCAGAACCCGTATCTCCGTTAATTGTAGTTATACCACTTCCTCCGCCAGATCCGTAACCGAGTTGTCCCGTGGAAGAGTCAACGAATACACCCAGAGGCGAAGTGAAACCAGAAGAATTAGTATTGTTAATACCAGCAATGTAACAACTTGCTTGCTGTCCTCCTCCCGTCCCTTGGCTTCCAATTCTTATGACATTGGATTCACCATTTACACCGATATTTGAAATCATAATATTAGAAGATTCAGCTCCTGTGTAAGCGTGAGCCGCCTGGAATCCTAACGCAGTATTGTTGTTCCCAGTATTACATTGTTGGAGCGCTTCATATCCTATAGCAGTATTTGAAGAACCGCCTGGGTTTCCTTGTGCAGCACTTGCGCCCACCACAGTGTTGTGATTTCCAGAAGAAGTGAATATTAGTGATCCATCTCCAACAGAAACGTTCCCAACCCCATCAGCTATAGAAAATGAACTAAACGGCCCAACAGCTACGTTATTAGTTCCAGTGGTCACAGAAGTCTGAGCCTGGAAGCCAAAAGCATTATTTCTGCTTCCTGTAGTGGCAGGATTTCCAGATAGAAGCCCTATGGCCATATTTCCGGAGCCATCCGTATTTGAATAGGTCAAAGTCGTTCCACTTCCTGTAAATTGAACTGTGGAACCTGCTCCCAGCGCCGCTACATTCGAAATAATCGAAATAGTTGATCCTGTTACCGATCCTGTGTCTCCATTAATGGTAGTTATTCCTCCTCCTCCGGCCGCTTGTGATCCAAGTTGACCTGTGACAGTATCAATGGTGACAACATTGGTATTAGAAACAGTTACTCCAGCAATTCCAGATATATAACATGCATCTTGCTCGAAAGATCCTGATCCCTGTGTTCCTATTCTGATTGTATTTGTTTCTGCTGATACACCAGCATTTCCAATAGTTATATTACTGCTGCCTGTTGCATTTGCATTTCCTGAAGAAATACCAACAATAATACTAGAGCCTCCGGATCCTCCCACGGCAGTTTTGCCTATTACGATGTTCCCTATTCCAGCACTATCAGTTGCTGATGTTCCTATCACCGTAGAATCTCCTGCCAAGGCTGCAGCACTGCTTCCAATAGCTTGATTGGAACCTGTTGATCCCGCAGTTGCATTATTTCCTAAAGAAATAGACCCCGCTTGAGCAGCGCCACTTGAATCTCCTATCGCAATGCCTCCAAAAGCTGTAATTGATGATTTTCCTATGGAAATGGAACTTCCTCCTTGGGAATTCGCAGAAGTACCAATGCATATATTATCCGAAGCTGTTCCAGAGATTACTGCGGTGTTTCCAATTACAATGGAATTTGCCTGGCCGACGTCTGTGGGATCATTTCCAATGACTATTGAAGAACTACCAGTAGCGTTTGCGCTAGTTCCTAACGCTATTGCATTTCCACCTGTGGATATAGAAGAAGAACCTATCGCTAGATCGTTGCTTCCATCCAATAAATTCAATGTCAGTACAGTTCCAGAACCACTAAAATTCAATGTGCCTGTAGATGCTGGAGTCTCAATTGTGACTGTCGATCCTGTAACGGAACCGGTATTTCCATCAATGATAATTATTCCACTGCCACTAGCAGTTTCAAGATTGATCGTTCCATGACCGGGAGTAATTGTGATGCTTCCTCCAGTAGAGGTAAGCGATCCTACTCGAATATTCGGAACAACTGAAGATCCTATTAAAAGCTGTCCGTCAGTAGTTACTGTCGGCGTTGGTGCAGTACTACCTGAAAAATCGACGTTATCTGCGTAGACTACGTTTTGATTCGTTGCACCTGTGGTATCTCGATTAAAACCCGGCATATTTTTCCTATTTTTCCTATTATTCCTAAATAAAAGATTGGTTTACGATTTGAGCAATGATATACCATTCAATATTAGTTGCTGCTACCCCTGTTACTGTAACTATTAAATTATTTCCTGAAGCATTAACATCAAAAGTAGCCGCTGATAAAGCAACAGATGACCTAACCACCTTGTCCGGCACTCCCAATAGTGTTGCTCCTGCTCCCCCTCTAAATACTGTTCCGGAAATTTCTCCTCCAACACCTGCTGGAGCTGAATTAATACCAGATAGTTGAGCAGTAATATTCATAGTAGATGCAACAGTTACGGGGATGGTAAGAATTGTAACCGGAGTTGTACCATCGGTGGTAGTTGCACCTCCTTGATATCGATGAGCAATTTGCATTGTGCTAGTGCCAGCATTGAAAGTTTCAAAGTTGCTATCGGCAGTAGATTGCGCCGTCCCAGTAGGAAGTCCAGTGAGATTAATTGTCCCACTGCCGTTAGGCACGACAGCGGCTCCTAAATCTGGAGTTAGAGATACAACAAATCCGGGAGGAGGAGGATTCGAAGTGGCAGCTTTATAAATTTGACTCACAAAGCCTCCTAATAAGGGTTAGCATACGTGTAGGAAATAGAGAAAGTTCCCGAGGCTCCATTGCCTGAAAATGTTGTGCCTACATCGAAGGTGAAATTCGCCGCTATTCCATGATTGCCTCGCATATCAAGAACCAAAGCTTCACCAGCTGGAAAAGTTCTCCAAGTTGTCGTTCCACCATCGGCTGAAATGGCGACTGGAACCGTTCCTTGATTATCAAATATTATTTGAACCGGATTATAAAGAAGCGTTCCAATAGTAGCGAAACTTCCTGTCATGGTAGCTGCTAATTCTGGTGCGCATCGTGCCGATATACTTTGGTTTGATGACATAACACTCCTATTACGTTAGAGTTATTGTTCCGCTATTAGCAGTGATTACCCAAGTTGTATTTGCGACGACACATGATAAAGTTACCGACTGAGCCGCAGCTGTTGCCGAAGCTGCATTACCTGTAGTTATAGTGGAACTGCCCGCTGGACCCCAAATAATCTGACCCGTTGTATATGTGATCGTCCAACCACCTGTATTCAAGGCGCTACCTACAATCTGTAAGATGTCCCCTACCGCAGAAGTAGTGGGTAAAGTGAATGTCGTTAATGCGCTATTATTAGCCACGTATGAATGATTAGACGTCATGGCTTGAGAAGTTCCAGCAACAGGTGTAGCTGTCAATTGCGGTGTAGCTGTTTGCCAAGTCGGATCAGCCGACGCTCCTCCGGAGACTAAGAATTGACCCGCAGAACCCGCAGCTGTCGCTACAAAAGCTCCCGTTCCTTCTGCTATTAATACCCCGTGAGCTGTCAGGCCGGAGTTTGTTCCAATGGCCGAGAAGGCAGGATTAGCGGCCGTAGAGCCGGTCAAAACCTGACCCGTAGTACCGACAGCTGTAGCAACTATCGAACTGGTTCCTTCTCCAAGTAATACACCGTGGGCCGTATATGTAGAAGGAGTATAAGGGCCTATTAAGGAAAGGACTACACTTCCAGTTGTGGGAGAAGCTAGAATCTGATTCGCTGTTCCAGTTACTGAAAGAACACCTCCAGCACTGGTTGCAAGCTCAACCCAATTGCCAGCACCTCCATAGATATAAAAAGCTGTTGGTATTGGGGCTGGCGAATACGCTATCTGACCAATCTCATAATTGGTTTGGTTGCTATTTGGAGGGTTTGCAAACGGAAGTGGTGGTGGTAATACAGGTATAAGAGCCTGCCCGATACCATAAACTTGAAACATCTTGGCCATAAAAATACTCCTATTAAGGGCTCAAAATTGAAAATTGCTGCATAAATTTCTTACTGGTCAATATATATATTTATTGAATACATGAATGTTGACGTCTATTGAGCAATATGTGATACTGTGCGCCTAAAGCAGGAGTAACTATGAACGTAAATTTTCTTACAGTAGAAGAATTCTCCAAGCGCATTAAGATGCATCCATCGACAGTTAGAAGATCGATTAAGCAAGGAAAAATATTTGCCAGTCGACCGAGTCCTGGAAAGAAGGCTCCCTATAGAATTGCCGAATCAGAATTAGAACGCTTGCAACTACAAGGCATGTGCGAGAACAAGAAAAGATAGGAGAAAAATATCATGGACATGATTCAAGTTTTAACAGTTATCGGCGTAGCAGTTGCGAACATAGGCACGACGATCACATTATTTATGTGGGCAACAAATCGCTCGGAAGAAAATAGAAAAGAAACAGTCAGATTACTAGAAGCAATTCAAATGGAGATGAAAGATTTCCACGGAAGATTATGCGCTATAGAAGAAAGGAATAGAAAATAATATGGATTGGTTTAAAAGGCACACGGATACTGCGGTAATACTAGGTGGCATAGTCAGTTCAATGGTTTGGATGAATGGAAAATTCAATGAAATAGAAAAAGACGTGGCGGTAATTAAAGCCGTATTGGTCATGAAGCAAATTATGCCAGCAGAATTAGCCTCGAACAACGTAGAAAAATAGGAGACAATATGGATTGGACAGCTATATGCACAGTACTTTCTGTTCTTGGAGGTGTATGGGCAATTGTATCTTACAAAACAAGTGAACTTGAAAAACGTATCGACACCATGGATGAAAGGATTTTCTACTTAGCCACAGGAAAAACCCTCAAAGAAGCCATGATGGAAGCTAAAAAATCAAAGGAAAAGTAAGGCGGCAATATGAAGAAAAAACCAAATAGTTTCTATTACGCGTGGGCAGCAATTATTGGACTTCCATTGTTTTTACTATGGGGCTTTTGCTTCAAAATGATATCTCCTGGCTACGTAGGCGTAGTTGTAGATCTTTTGGGAGACAATAAAGGAGTGGAATCAAAAGAATTACACGTCGGCATGCACTGGATTGCTCCTTGGCGCTCTGTGTATGAATTTCCAATATTCGAACAAAATGATACATGGGAAGGTGAAAGTGAAGGATTCAATTTTCAAACTTCTGAAGGCATGGCTGTTTCAGCTGATATTGGTATCACCTACCATCTTCGTCCTGAGTCTATTCCTCTTATATTCCAACGCTACAGAAGAGGCATGGATGAGATTACTCATGTTTTCATTCGGAATTTCATTCGGGACGCTGTTAATAAATCTGCTTCGAAGACTCGAATAGAAGACTTATATTCCGGAAAAGAATCCTTCTTCGAAGATGTCGAAAAACACGTCAGAGAAGACTTAGCGCCTATTGGCATTGAAATGAGCAGAATCTATCTAATAAGAAGATTTCACTTTCCTCAGAATGTTATCGCTGCTTTGAACTCGAAAATCGAAGCCAATCAAAGAGCTCAACAAAGAGAGAATGAGTTGAGAGAGGCAGAAGCTGAGGCTAAAAAGCAGATTGCTAAGGCAGAGGGTCAAGCTCGTTGTGCCATTGTTCAGGCTGAATCTGAATCGAAGGCCAATACTCTTTTATCCCAATCTGTCACAGCTGAATTGATTCAATGGCAAGCAGTACAGAAATGGGATGGAAAATTACCTTCTGTCACCAGTGGAGTAACGCCATTCATTCAGGTGAAATAAAAAATGATTATTTTATGGTTTATTTTGGGAGCTACTGTTTTTCTGTGGCTCGAGGTCGATTTCTTCAACTAATTCCTGAGCTAAAATAGCCGCCTGTTGAGCAGAGTTATTCTTCGCAGCAATAATTAGTTTTTTCATGATATTTTGTGATTTAGGGTCAGTTAAAAGTTTTGTAGAAAGACTTTTAGCTGCTCCGAGTCCCATGAGAACTCCGAGAGTTTTCCAATCACCGGTAACAAAAGCTCGAATACCTTCCAAAGTTTTGATGGCTTTAGAAGTCTTATCGGCAGGTTTAATCTGTTTCAATAGAGATTCTATAGCGTCTGCACCTTTCGTGATTGTTTTTATGTTCTCTAACTGTTCTGGGCCTAAGACTTTCTTAGCTAGTTCATGATTTTTAGGATCATTGAGAATGTGAGCCATCTTCTTGAAATTCATTCCTTCAACTGTAGAAGCCTTTTCGATCGTTTCCATGAGGTCACGCGTATTTAGCCAATGTTTCCACACCTCATTTGTTTTATCGAAGTATTTGCCAAATTTCGCCGCTTCTGGACCCGATTCAGCAAATGTCTTTTTAATCCCTTCTTTCACAAGACCGAGCAAATGTTCTTTCTGTTTAGGATCACCCCAATTACCTGCCTTTCCTAGATTGCGATAGAAGCCAGTAAAGAAGTCAGCCGTGTCTGCCTTATCAAGTTTTGTGAGACCGTCCTTCATGAACTCGATAAACTTTTTTTGCTCATCCAAGAGAGGAAATTTCTCCAGATAATCAATGGCACCTTGAACCGCTTTTTTGACAGGCTCCTTATTTTTTATGGGCACATTGGAAGCCAATTCTTCCATGGTTTGATAAACATT